AAGAAGATAACATAGATGAAATAAAACTAATATCTCCTGATCTTATGCGATATATGCCTGATTATTATATTACATCTAAAGTTATGAAGGAATTAGAACATTCTAATTCGCTGGAGCTTGGAAGATTAAATTATAAAATTAAGGATATAAAGAATCAACTTTGGATAGATACTGCAACATGGGGGCTTACCTATTGGGAAAATGAATATGGAATTGAAACTAATTTATCTTTAGGGTATGAACAAAGACGAGAAGTACTTAAAGCTAAAAAAAGAGGGCAAGGTACAACAACTAAACAGATGATTAAAAATGTAGCTGAAACTTTTTCTGGTGGAGAAGTAAACATAATACAAGATAATCCTAATTATGCTTTTGTAGTCCAATTTGTTGGAGTTAAGGGGATACCAAAAAACATGCAGTTATTTAAAGATATGCTGGAAAATATTAAACCTGCACATCTAGGATACACGATTAAATATACTTATACCGTTTGGAATGTATTAAAAGAAAATAAATTGACGTGTAACAATGCAAAATTGAAGACATGGGATGAGTTAAAAGTTTATGAATAGAAAGGGCTGATTAAATGTTAACAACAACAAATTATGGATTGAAAAAGCCAGAAGGAACTGATGTTGTAAATATAGATGATTTTAATGGTAATGCTGATATTATAGATACAAAGCTAAAAGAAATTAACTCAGCATTACCTCTTAAAGCTCCGCTAGATTCTCCGGGGTTAACAGGAGCACCAACAGCGCCAACTCAAACTGCAGGAGATAATAGTACTAAAATTGCTAATACTGCTTTTGTAACTGCAGCGGTAGCGAATAAAACAAGTATAAGTGGGAATGCAGGAACAGCAACTAAGATACAGACACCTAGGAATATAGCATTAGCTGGAGATGTTACTGGTTCAGCCGACTTCGATGGCTCAAGAAATATATCGATAACAACTACCGTAGCAGATGATAGTCATAATCACATTATAGCTAATGTAGATGGATTACAAAGCGCTTTAAATGCAATAGATACGCAATTGTTAGATATGGTGTATCAAACAGCAGGCGGATCAGCCACAGCCATAACACTTACAATTAAAGGAACGTTAGTAAATGGATATCCAATAACTTTTATAGCAAGTGCAAACAATGGGGGAGCTGCAATCACTATAAATGGAAAAAAATTATATAAACCAGGAACAACAACATCACCAAATTTAATAGCAGGAAAGGCGTATACAGTTTGGTATAACTCAACTGGTGACTGTTTTTTTATCAAAGCTAGTGCGGAAGGAACTGCACTAGCGAAAGATGTGCGTAGGAATACGACCTTTAGTAATGATAATGATACTGGTATAACTGGAGGTCTTGATTTATCTTTGTTAGTTCCGGGAAATATAAGAGCTGGTATTACTATAGATGGCGTTACAGGTAAATCTTCCGTTGTAGATACAGCAGATGCATTATTAGATCCTCAATATTTGCTAAAAGGATATAGTGGATATGATGATGGAGTTAAAAAGTTTGGAACTCTTGAAAATATGACAAGTGCAATTAATATGGGAGGAGCAGATTCGGGTGACTTTTACAACAGTTCTGGAATTTGTGGTGGTGTTGCCACTAATGAATATGTAGGTGCATTTGATCTTTATATTCCAAAGGGGTACTATTCAGGTACCGGTACAAACAGACTACATATTCCGAATTTAATGCCGTGGAATATAGTTAATGGTGTAAATATTGGTTGGAATGGTAAGAGTATTGTTGGAACAGCATCAACTTATCAACATGTATCTGGTGCATTGGATTACACAATACCGAGATATTCAGGAACTAGTTCAAATCACACTTCTTATAGCTATAATATATCTTTAAATTTCGTACCAGATTTAATACTTTGGTTACAAGCTTCACCAAAAGGGGCTTATGTAATTTTCCCAGGATTTAGTTCAAGCCCAGACAATTTTTGGTTTTATATAAGCAATCAGGTAATATACTGGTACAATGATTCGGCCAGTAGTTTTAAATTATCAGGTAGTTGGCATGCATGGAAATTTAGTTAGCATTAAGTAAAGGGAAGGTGAAAAGCAATGAAAACATTAGCAATATACAATAAAAACACAGGAGAAATATTATTTACACAATCAGGTGGAACCGAATTAGAAGATAACATATTAACAAATTTATCTTGTGAAGTTCCAGATGGAAAAATAACAAAGTCAGTAAATATTGAAACAAAAGAAGCAATATTTGAAGACATACCTAAAACAGAATTAGAGCTTTTAAAGGAAAAAGTAAATGACTTAGCGCAAGCAAATGCAGAGTTAACAAGTATAGTAGCAATGGGAAAAAGCAATGCTTAGTATAATAAATTTGATTTTAAGGAGAGTGTTTAGAATGCAATTTAATAAAAATAGTGGATGTGTAAAAGTATGGGTAACATTGATAGTAGGCGGTACTTATGAATATAAGGATGTTCCTAAACTTTTAAATTTACAAGAGCAAGTAAAATTAGTTCTTGTAGATATGGGAGCTATAGAAGATATAACTACAGAAAGTACTGCATCATAGGAAAATAGAATGTATCATTAAATTTAATAAAAAGTATAGAAAGTGTATAAAAATTTAATAATTATAAGTAGTATAATAGTAATTATAAAGAAATAAAAGTATAAGTGATTAATTGCACCAATATGGTGTTTTTTTATTGCTCACTTTTATAAAGATTTCAAATAAGGTAGGTGTAATATGAATGAAGAATTAGTGAAAGACAAAATTGAAACTCACGAAAGAAGGCTTAATAATCACGGTGATAGGATTGATAAACTTGAACAGGATGGGAGAGAATTAAAGACAGAACTTAAGAACTTATGTGAAAATCTTAAAAACTTAACTAGCATGATGAAGTGGTTTATAACTGCAATGGGAGGAGCTTTAATTAGCTTCTTTTTTTATGCAGTTCAAACAGGAATATTTAATAAATAATTGGAGGTATGTAAAATGATAAAACAAATTTTAGGACTAGTAATAAGTATATTAAAAAATAAAACATACATGACAGCAGCTAGAGAGGTATGGAGCATTGTAGATGAGAACTTTAGGATTACAGAAAAAATTGAAGATACATTTAAAAGTAAAACTGAAGAATTCGATAAATTATTGCTTGCTAAATTTCCAGAACTAACTAAGGAAGATGTTATATATTTTAGGCAAGCAGTTGCGGGAAGCGTTAATGTGGGTAAGGAAGCAGTATTAGATAATTCCGTAATTATGAAGGAATTGCAAGAATCAAATACTAAATTACAAGCAGAAAACGCAAGTCTAAAAGATCAATTAAGCAAATTTCAATCGCTTGCAGCAGCAACAGTAAACGTAGATGTGCAGCAAACAGTATAAGCAGAGTTTTTGGAGTGGCCTTTAGGGTTACTCTTATTTTTATATTTAAAATGAGAAAGGATGATACTAAATGTTTAAAGGCATAGATATAAGCAATCATAACGGAAATATAAATTTTAACCAGGTAAAAACAGCAGGAGTAGAAGTTGTTTACATTAAAGCTACAGAGGGGACAACATTTAAAGATAGTTATTTAGATACTAATTATTCAAATGCACATTACGCAGGATTAAAAACAGGGTTCTATCATTTCTTAGTTGGAACTAGTGAGCCAGAAAGTCAGGCTAATAATTTTTATAATGCCATAAAAGATAAAACCAGTGATCTCATTCCAATGCTAGATGTGGAAACTAATTTTGATGGACTAATGGATTATATTTTAAGATTTATTGCTAAATTTAAAGAGCTATCTAATATGCAAATAGGTATTTATACTTATACTAGTTTTATGGATAACTTAGATAATAGAATTGCAGATTATCCATTATGGGAAGCAAACTATAATAATGATCCATGGAGATTAAATTCTAATTTCTTCACTAATAGAGTAGGACACCAATATAGTGAAACAGGATCTGTAAGCGGAATAAATACAGAATGTGATATGAATGAGTTTAATGATGGAATATTAAATAAAACTACTGGATATGTTGTTACAAACTATTTACCTAATGGCTATCAAGGAGATAATAGTTTTAATGGTGTTGATGCTGATTATGTGCTCCAATATTTTAAAGGAGTTAGATGTTATTTTAGGGGAAACGAAAAAGGGGTATGGATTGAAACTCAAAATCTATCTATGAGCAAATGCCTAGAGCTAAAAGAAACTTTGGGAAGCTGGTTTTATGATATAAAGTAATATGGTATAATGATTATTACTAAATTGCATATACTCTGTTTAGTAAAGGTAGACTAGGTAGAATACTTAGTCTACCTTTTTTGCTTTAATATAATAATTCTTATAAATCAGATGAAAATAGTCTTGTATAATTTGTGGAATTATGATATTATAATGTTACACACAAAGCTAACAGCGATAGTGGATAGCGTTAGACTCCCAAGATAATTACAAGATTCTTTTTTAAGCATTAAGTCTTGTAGGGTAGTAAAGAGAAATCTTTATTACCCTTATTTTTTTGCAAAAAAAAGAGATAGCAAAAAAATATTAGGAGAGTAATGTCCAAAGCTATCTCTTTATTTATTAAAAAATAGGAAATCGTATCTTAATTCTTAACACTATTAAGATAAAATATACATAAAATTATAAAAATATATTCTAATAAAATAATTCATTAACACGATTTTAAGAGAATAAATCTTAAATTTAAGTATTTAAATAGCTTTCCATTCTATCAAATATATTTCTAGATGGCACATTGTTTTGATAACAATATCTATATAAAGTTCTTTTAGATATATCCAAAGATTTACACAACTTATCCTTATTAATGTGGATATTTTTATTAAGTACGGTGGATAAATATTGATGAAAGTTATCCATAGATTCTAAATACGGATCGTAAAAATATTTACTATTAATATTAAAATAACTAGCTAGTTTTATCGATTGCTCTTTTGTGGGGAATAGCTCTCCACGCTCATATTTTGATATACTCGATTTGCTAATACCTATAGTTAGTGACAATTCTTTTTGTGTTAAATTATTTAACTTTCTTAATCTAATCAAATTTTCAGCAATCGTATTTGCTGGCAGATCTTTAAACTCATCTTTTAAATCAATTCTCAAAATACAGTTTTCTAAAATCGCTTTTTCATGTACCGAGCATTTAAAGGCGGTACAGGTGATTATGTGGCTCTCTTTGAACCTACAGCTTCTGCAATTCAGAAAGAAGGAACTGGATATATTCTTGCATCTGTTGGTGAAGAATCAGGATTAATTCCTTATACTTGTTATTTTACAACAAAATCTTATATGGATAAAAATCCACAAGTAATACAAGGGTTCACAAATGCTATCTATAAAGGTCAGCAGTGGTTTTTTAGTCATAGTACAGAGGAAGTTGCAGATAGCATAATTGATTATTTTCCAGGTACAGATAAAGATACAATTATGACAGTTATAGATAACTATAAAAAGATTGATGCTATAGCTCATACACCTGAAATTAAAGAAGAAAATTTAAATAGACTTATGGATATAATTACTGATTATGATTCAAGCTTAATGCCGCAAAGACCTGAATTTAGCAAAATTGTAGATAATTCTTTTGCTGAAAAAGCAGCTAAATAAAGGTCACATAAAGATGAAAAGGTGGTGATTTTATTTGAGCTTGTTAGAAATATCAAATATATCAATGAATTATCATTCTATTAAAGGTGAAACACAGGCTTTAAATAATGTTAATTTTCAAGTAGATGATGGTAAATTTATTTCTATTTTAGGACCGTCAGGATGCGGAAAATCTACATTATTAAATATAATGAGTGGACTGTTAGAACCATCTAATGGGAGCGTATTATACAAAGGTGAAGATGTAAAAAAGAATTTGGATAAGATAGGATATATGTTTCAAAAGGATCATTTATTTGAATGGAATACGGTTTGGGAAAATGTAATCTTAGGATTAAAGATAAAAAAGCAGCTAAATAGTGAATCAAAAGAAAGAGTAAGTGGATTATTAGATGCTTATGGGTTAACGAGATTTAAGAACCATCATCCTAGTGAACTTTCAGGTGGTATGAGGCAAAGAGTTGCACTTATAAGGACTTTAGCATTAAATCCAGAGATACTCTTTTTAGATGAACCATTTTCAGCACTAGATTATCAATCGAGGCTTTTAGTATGTGATGATGTTTATAAGATAATAAAAACAGAAAAAAAGACAGCAATAATGGTGACACATGATATAGCAGAAGCGATTTCTTTGTCTGAAAAAGTAATAGTATTATCTAAGAGACCATCTAGTGTGAAGGCAGAAATTCCTATACATTTTAGCGATGAAGAATTGACTCCTTTCCAAAAGAGAAGAGCTCCAGAGTTTAGTGACTATTTTAATATGTTATGGAAGGAGTTGAATGATGGAAATGGCTAAGAAAAGTGTAAATGTTAGTGAAGCAAATAATATGTCTAAGGAACATGAAATATATTTGAATAAGGTAAAGAAAACAAAAAGAAAAATTTTAATTACTAGAATTCTTATATTGGTTATTTTCATAGCCTTATGGCAAATAGCTGCAAATCTTAAGTGGATCGATCCGTTTCTTACTTCTAGTCCAACTAGAGTAATTGAATCATTTGTATCTTTATATGAAGGTGGAGGTTTAATTAAGCATATCGCAGTCACATGCTATGAAACTATCTTAGGATTTTCTTTAGGAACAATACTAGGCGCACTAATTGCAGTAATCTTATGGTGGAGCCCTTTTGTATCAAAAATACTAGATCCATATTTGGTAGTTTTAAATGCACTTCCTAAAGTTGCTTTGGCTCCAATAATAATATTTTGGATTGGAAATGGTATTCCAGCAATAATAGTGATTGCTCTTTTAATATCAGTAATAACAACAATTATAGGTGTATTAACTGGATTTAATGAAATAGATAAAGAGAAAATTATGCTTATGAATACTTTTAGAGCGACAAAAATACAGATATTAAGATATTTAATATTTCCATACTCTATTCCTATCCTCATATCAGCGCTAAAGATAAATGTTGGGTTATCTTGGGTTGGGGTAATAATGGGAGAATTTTTAGTAGCGAAGAATGGTCTTGGATTTTTGATAGTATATGGAGGACAAGTGGCTCAGCTAGATATGGTAATGATGAGCATTGTAATATTATCAGCAATTGCATTTATCATGTATGAGGTGGTTGCAATAGTAGAAAATAAACTCGTAAAGGATAGAAGTTAAAAGTATACTATTAAACTCCACAAATACTCTCTTAAAACGACTTATTTATATAAGAAATAAGTCGTTTTAATTTTTATAATGAATAAAATTAAACATATTTTTAGAAACTTATATTTAAAGTGCAAT